ACCATAAAAAAAGAAGGGGTTCAACCCCTTCCATACAATATTCTAGCTTCAGCGTAAATGATTGTGAGAAAGACAGCAGATGCTGCCATTATCTCTAGAGTTACAATCACTTAGAAGAATGTGCGATTCCACGATATGTGAGATCGACCTTTTTCTTTGCTGCAGCTTTCTTAGTATCTGTGTCATAAACGACACCACGATAAGTGACTTTTGCCATTGGTTTGCTCCTAAAGTAGTAGGGTGGATTAATCCCCGTTCCTTCAGTCGGCTTTTGCGTCCTTAAAACACATAGGATTAGTATGTGCTACCACAACCTTTGTTATCTCTAATTGCTCAGATTTATCAGGATTGTTTGCTGCTATATCTAATAATTCGGCAGCATGCTCACAATCAAGTGGTGCTCCGATTGCTATTAAACTAAGCAAAATTTGGTACATAAGGATGAACGAACCCGTTCCGAGTCGGCTTACTTGCGTCCGATGATGTAGGCATCACAGTCTCCTGACACTTTAGTCAGAAAATAATCTATAAGGTACTCCTGTGCATCAGATCCAAGATTCTTATCGCTAAGTATCTCGATCCTATTTTGGTTCCATTCTGAACAGGTCATTTCCCAGTGGGAAGCGTTGTGTTCAGCAAGGAGCGATGCCAGTAGGACTGCTTCTATCATCTATGGATGAACGATGTGTGTATTCTAACACATTTCTATTTATATTGCAAGTATGTCATCATTGCTACTTTTTTGAAAATCCTGTACGGTCAAAAATTTTGGCGAATTTTTTTTCCACTTTTTTGTAAACAAAAAGTCGATTTTCCCCTGACTATAGGATTTCAATGGTTGGGAACCAACCTAACTCTCTCATCGTAGTGGTGTCAGCACATGTGATGTCCCTCTCGCCTGGTGTCTCTGTCTTCATAGGTAGGTCACCTTGACCAAATTTCTCTGCTAATTCTTTTACTGATACAGTCAATCCTGTACCTATATCGACCGTACCTGTGTATGTGCTAGGAATGAGGTAACATATTGCTCTGACTACATCTTTGACATGAATCCAGTCTCTTCTATGGTTGGTAATATACTTTGCGGTCTTATCTTCTAGCATCCTGTACAACATGTCTGGTCTGCTGTTCTCTCCATAAACAGTTTGAAATCTCATGCCCACACTGTTGGGTGGAGCCATAAACTCATTTACTTTCTTTGTAATACCGTATGGGTTCTGCCACCACTCTTCAACTTGTGAGGTACTAGCGTAAAGTAGTCGAACATTATTGTCTCTACAATAATCGAATATTGGTCTGCTTTTTTCGACATTGTTTTCCCAAAACTTATCTGGATTATCTATACTCTCTCTAATTGCAGCAAATGCAGCAAGATGTATTACAATGTCATATGTTTTATCTGTCTTAAAATCTCCAATATCATCAGGAAAGTCAAGACCATCTATAGTATCACCGAATTGATATGTAAGATGATCATATAGGAATGATCCTATGAAACCTTTGTGTCCTGTGATGAGTGCTTTCATTCTCCTGGCGAGTGAATAACTGGTTTTTCGTTTCTTAATATATTGTAGAGTTCTCTGTTCTCTGCAGTAGATACTGGATAGAACTCAGCACTAGCATCGAATCCATCGTACCTATGTGCTTGATTGATTACAATAGAACCATTCTCTCCTGACTGTGATCTATGAAATGTACCACGAGGTATGAACAAAGCACCACTTTGTCTATTGAGATGAATTATATGATATGGACACTTCCAATCATAATTTACTAGTTCAAAGGTTCTTTCACCTGATACAACTCTATTATAATCATCTTGAAAACTATGATTATAAAACTGTTTACCTCCTACACAATCAGGTGGTGGAGATACTGCAGGTCCTTCATGCACAACTAAATCAGATGCATTTGATTCCTCTACAGTTATATCATAAAAAATAACATCGGGTGTTTCTTTGAACACACGATGTTTTCTAAAAATTACACTACTCATTTCCTTTTGCGAGTTTTAGCAGGTGTAGGACTGTTGTTCCAAAGAGTTGGATTTCTTGTTCCTCCTGCATATTTAATATCTTTTAGACCACCTTTCAGTTTGTCATAATAGAAATTAAATATGTCAACTTTTCTCCCTGCAATAGTTACATCATAGTGAATCTTTTCAGAGTTGTCAACTGTATATTCAACAAGATATGCAGTAGTAGGAAGACTTTTATCATCAGACTTTTCTTTTGGACAGTCTGCCTCATGTATTACAATTGAATACACTTCCTTTGCTTCTGTTTTGTCTTCTGCAGTCCACACTTTAGACCCTGTTCCCCCACCTGATGTCGGGGTAGGCTTCTTTAACGACTGGGAAACTGATTTTGTATTTTTTGGCAAGTTTTTTGTCCTTTACTAAACATAATACTTCTGCTTCATCAGCATGAAGTGACTCAAGGAGTTGAATAAACAATACCTCTCTACGAGTGTTGTTTATATCGTAATTTCCTCCTACAATAAAATTATACAATGTTCTGTACTCAGATGCAAGCTTGCTTTGTGCTTCTGGAGTTGGAGCATCGTTAGGTGTGTAAGGGACATCACCATCTGGTAAGGCACTCTTAAGACTCTCATCATAGTTCCAGATGAGACAGTACCTTAATGCTTTAGAGTCATACTGTTGCAGTACCTCTATTTTCTTTGCTTTTGTTTTTGCTTTATGAACAGCGTCTAGGACTTCTGCGACCGTTGGTTTCGGTGGTAATTTTGCCATAATAAGTTCAATAGTTAGTCTTCTTCGTCATCCTCAGTTAATGTAGGATCGAATCTGAGAGCGATGAGATCAGTTGGGATAAGATTCCCATCTTCATCATACATCTCTGGATGGGTTGGCATCCCTTGATTGTGTCGATCATGATGGTAGAACATGTATTCTCTTAGCACCCAACCAATCATACCTGATACGATTGCTGTTCCTATAAGTAGGAGTATGCCAAAAGTTAATGATAGAGCTAGCATCATTACCTCCAGTAATTGATTTTATTTAGGAAGAGAGATTCTCCTTAAAATACTGAGCAAGCTCAGCAGCACCACCGATATGATTCCTTTGACTTGTTCTCTTGTTATCGAGAAGAATTTGAGGGAAAGTTCTTGTATTAAACTCTTCCTCGAAGTTTTCTATAGTGAAGTGCTCGTCTAAAGTATACACCACATACTGCTGTTTTGTCAACCTCATTAACTCTTTTACTTTCTCGCAATATGGACATCCATTCATTGAATATACTATAAACATGTTATCAACAGAAACCGTTTGACTCATTATAGCACAGGTAAAATATTATTTAGAGGAATGTAGGTTCTCCATCTTGACCTCCATACACAGCTATGTTGACATCTCTTAGATCTTCTACTGCGGGGATGCTGTTGTAAATCGTTACACCAAATCCTGTTGTGGTTCTATCATATACTGTTGCTCTTACAATACCGCCAGGAAAATTGGTAGTTCCTCTACCGTCAATCATTACAGCATAGTTATTATCATTCATCTCATCAGCAAAGTTGACAGTATAAACACCTGTACTATTCTGTACTATAGAACTTACATTGTGTGATCTATCGCCAGGTACATAGTCGCTGTTACCTACACCTAAGTTAGTATTCATGTACCATGCAGTAGCACGACCCTCAAACATTTGAGTGTGTGTACATGTCTTAAGTCCTGCAAGGTTCTTATACTCTCCTACCTTCAAGAACTTATGGAACTCATTGTTGAATACTTGTATAGAGTTACCCATACTTCCCATGGTAGATCCAACACCCATACCATAGTAGAATAATTGTGGTGTGTCCTCAGTGATTTCTATTTCTGTATGAGATCCAGTTACAGTAACACCCTGAGTCATTTCTACTGGACTTGTAGTACCAAATCCAACTGCAGTACCTGCAGCATTATAATAGAATTTAAGAGGATAAATGTTGTTGTTTGTATGTTTGAATCTATATGTCTGTCCTACCTCAAACCTTAAGTAAGGTGATTCATAACCTTGGACATTGACTGATCTATCAGATCCTATGCCAAGATACCTATGGTTTGCAGTCTTGTTACCTATGGTTGTTGGTAGTGGTTTAAAGTTTCCTTGGAACTCTGTGTAAAGACTCTTAGAAGTCTCTGCAGCACCTGTTAAGGTAGAGAACGATGAAGCAGCAGCAAAGTTAGCATTGAGGGCATTAGATGCGATCCCTGCGTTAGTTGCGAAGGTAGCAACACCACATTTGTCAGAGTAACTAGCAACACCACAGATGTCAGCATGAGGAACCTTCTGTACTGATATTGTGCTGATACCATTTGATATGTTACTAACATCTAAACTTAAACCAAAGTTTACTGTTGCTGCAACTCCTACTGTAGATCCACTGTCTCTTAATTCAAAACCTGTTCCTGTTGCAGTAACATTTGTTAGTTTAGATCCATCACCATAATAGAAGTCAAATGTTCTGATAGGATTGTTTGTAATGATATCAAAATCACTTGTGATACCAGATGCTACACTAGCAGTCTCAGCATTACCTGAGCATGCTGATGAAACTCCTGAGACTCCTGATACTGCTGCATAGTCAGCATTGATTGCTTTAGTTGCAAGGGTAACAGCAACACCTACAGCAAGAGCATTAGCAACTTGTGCTGTCTGAGCAGTTCCTACTACACTTGATACACTAACAGTAGCAATACCTGCAGAAAGAGGAGAAACATCTAAGAACTCTCCAAAGTTTATAGTAGCAGCAACACCTATGTTACTACCATTGTCAGTAATACTGACACCAAAACCTGCAGCAGTGACACCAGTTAGTCCAGAACCATCTCCAATGAACTGAGCAGCAGTTATAATACCTGTTGTATTAACATCACCATCAGTACCTACACCACTAGGTCCTTCGACTACTGGTTCTGTGTAAGCAGCAAATGCCACATCAGTTTGTGATGATCTTGTGACTAAAGTTTGACCACTAGCAATACCAATATTGTCAATGACCATATCTTGAAGAGGTAGTAACCTCATTCCAAACACAAAGTAATCAGCAACATTAAATGTATCAAGACTTCCTGATGCTATACCTAATGATACTGATGCACCTTTGTTAGAGTTTCTATTTGATACATGTAAAGTTGCTACACCATCATAAAGAGCAGTTGCTAGTCCTATATTGTCATTAATTTGAGGGTAAGCAGTGCTACTAATAAATGCATTCTGTCTTCCTAATTTATTTTGTATGTCTAATTTTATATTTGGATAAGTCTTGGATGCTATCGCTACAAAACTAACGCCTGGTTCAGATGAAGCAACATAAATTGTATCACCTTTCTT